TAAATTACTACTGCCATCAAGGGAATCCTTTTAATGCATCACCAATGCCGCTACCCGCTTTTTTAAGACCATCCCATATATCAACTGCCGTAGAGCTTTTCTTTTCGACCTCTGCATTTGGCCCATCTGCTGTTGCAGCCTCGCCTACTTGCTTACCTTTATCACTTGTCTTTGTTGCTCTATCTTTTGCATCTTCAGAAGGATTACTTACATCAACTGTAGATTGTATCTGTCTTCCAATCACTTCAAAACTTGAGCTTACCCTTTTTAAAGCCTTCAGCTCGCAAGTAAAGCGCATACCGATTTCACGATTTCTTGGGATCTGTATGCGAGTAATAAGCATGTCTTGATAAGTCTTATAGCCTGTCACAAGGGTTACAGGTTCTCTTTCAAGCATCAGCTCTTCAAGTTTTTCAAAGGCATCTGTGACTCTTTTATAGCCGCCACCGCTTACGATATCTATAAGCCCAGCAATTGGAACTATCGGTGCATCAGTGATAAAGCCGTTAATTGTTACACGATCTGGATCTAAGATAACGTGATCTGAGATTATGCTTCCGTCTTCGATTGGGTTTTCTGTGGCTCTAACAGATTTATCATGAAACTCATCTATAGTTACATCCATCTCGAATCTGCCGATCTTTGCAGCAACATCCGAACGAGTACCAAATACTAGATTTAATAGCGTCATTACTCAGCCGCCTTAAATTCAATTATCGAGTTAGTTATCTGCCGATTATATTCATCAAATATTTGATCGGCTTGTTTTTTCATCGCCTCTTTTTGCTGTTCAGTAGTTCCAGGTGGAACGACAAGCTCTGCTTTAGTATTAACGTTTATATTTTGTGTAGAATTTTTATTTCCTTGTTGTCTTAATAAATCTGATTGCGGGTTGCCCATGTTAGATTGATTGTAAAAATCTAAATTATTAAACTGTGGTATTGCTCCCCTTGTTTTATCTTTAAACTCTTTTGGAGTTAATATTTTTTCTTCCGGCAAAATACCATATTTTCTCATAAGCTTTACAACTGGCTCAAACTTCTTTGCAAACTCTTCAACTGTACCAAGTAGTCTTCGAAAGACGGAATCATTACCTTCTAGCCAATAATAAAGATCTTCCCAAAATAAAAGAAACGCTCCCCAACCTGTAAACCTAAGAATCTTTCTTAGATTAAATAAGTTTGCTGCAATTATTGGTATCCAACCGCCAATTGTTTTTAAAACAGTAGCAAGTGAACCTAATGTCCTTATGAGATACATAACTGCTATGGCTTTTATAACTTTGTCCCATGTAGTGAAACTGCTGACAATACCATCGAGTACATTCCATACTGCTTTTAATGCATCAAATACAGTGCTACCTACAGCACTAACACCTTCAAAAAAGTTTTTTATTTTTATTTGAATGAGTTTTTTATTTGCTGCTACTACATCGGTGAAAGATCTTACTAAAGAAGTTAAGATTGGAAGAAGACCTTCACCGATTGATATCTTAAGACTATCAAAAACAGTCGTAAGATTAAGCATAGCATCTTCATAGTCTTCCGCTGACTTTGCACCTTCTTCAGAAAACCCACCAGAAAGCTCTTGAAACTTTGCTCTTAAATCATCAACTGAGTCAGTAGTATCTCTAAGAGCAGGCCCAAGTAATCGCCCAACTTCTTCGCCAAAGATTCTTTGTGCTCCAACAAGAGCAGCTACTTCAGTAGTCGAGTCTTTAGCCATCTCGCTTAGGCGCATAAATACATCGTTAGTTGAGACTCCCCCGCTAACGATTTCCTCTTGAGTAAAGCCAAGCTTTATAAACTCATCTCGCATTGCACCGGCTTCGTTTCTTGCCTGTGCAAGCCGACTAGATGCATCACGAAAGCCTTGCCCTACTTGATCTTTAGAGATAGTTGAGATTCTACCTAGAACATACTCTAGTTCCTGATAGTCTTTTAAAGATAGCCCAACGCCTTTAGCAGTCTTAGCTAGCGAGTTTCCTTGAGCAGCAATAGAGTTAGCAAACGCAAATGATGCAGCACCGATACCAGCAATTGCAGCACCAACACCAAGTATCGTAGTCTTAAGGCCCTTCATTGCATTTTCGTAGCTAGAGACTTCTTTGTCATCTGCATCAAAGCCTAGCTTGGTTACTAACTCTCGTACGATCATTGCCTACCCTTTTGCTTTCTTTCGTGCTTATAATCTTCGTAAGCTTGTAAGTCTCGTTTCATGTCTAAAACAGAATTTAAGATCATTACATCTTCAAAGCTATAAACTGCACTATCACCGTCTAACTCATGCATGTAGGCTAATTGCTCTATAATTAATCTAAGAGCTGGCCAAATATCTGTTATTTCTTCTTTGGCCTTCCCCTTCTTTTCGCTGCTGCCTGAATTTTTGCTGGCAAGGATTCTTTTGAGCCTGTCTTCTGGCTCCCAATAGCTCCCGCCAGTTCGATAAAATTTCCGAAGTTCACCTGTATGATAAAAGCTAGACCCTGATAGAGCTCACCATAATTTGCAGTAAAGTGATCGTTAAATACTGCTGTTTGAGTTAAATCCCTACCGTTAACAAAAGAGCCATGAATTAAATCTTTTATTAATTGTGTTGATTCTTCAATTTCGAGCCTAGCTGCTAGTGCAGTAAAGACTTCCGAAACTTCCATGTCCATCACACTATCTGCTTTAGACATGGCACCAAGAGCAGGCCCGATAGTCTTTGCAAGTTTCACTTGCATCTTAAGACCATGTATTGCAGGCCATGGATGAACTTCCCAGCTATTTCCATTTATTTCTTTTGTTTTAGATTCTCTGGCCATAAATCACCTTTTTATTTTTTTAAATAAATACTTTTTTATCTATAGCCTTTTTTCAAAAATAAAAAAATTAAAATTCTGGATCTGGTGGAAGGAGAACTTGAGGCTCATCAGGGTTTACAGGGTTTTCTCCGCCTCTTGTACCTACTCTTACATTTGTACCTGTTCGCCATTCATTTCCACCGACGAATATATTAACTCTTGAGCAATCAAATACCCATGTCCGTCGCTCTATTTCTGTAGAGTCTTGTAGAATAGGTACTTCTCTAATCCAACTGCTAAGAGAAAATACTGTAGTAAGACCTTTTGAGTCTTTTAAAAAAATAGGGATCACCCCACCATTTGTCGCCTCATCAACTAACAATATCCCTGAAAGAACATCATTAGAAGGAGAAGTTCGAGCTAGATTTATCGTGATAGTCCCAGCTCGTGAAATATTCCTAGCTCTAGTATTTCTACCGTCGCAGCCTAGAATTTTATTATACAAAGTTTCATCGTAAGCTACTTCGATGAAGCTTCCCGAATAAAGCCCTGAAATTGAAAAACCACCGACAATTATTCGGTAGTCTTTCGCTGAGTAAGTATAAACTCTATTACTCATTAGCTAAGCCTATGTAGGATCGGGGATTGGTGTAAATGTAGTCTCAGTACCACCAGTATTATCTTGAAAAGTCCCTTTTGTTGTAGACGCTGAGTTATTGCCACCTACGTATATGCTCATTTGGCTGCAATCTAAAACCCATGCTCTAGGTTCGATATCTTTTGAATCTGTTAGTGTTGGTATAGTCTGAACCCAAGCACTAGGGACATCAATTACTGTACGACCTTTTGAATCTTTAATCATAACTTGGACAATTGCGTCGTCATCAGTCTCGTCTCTTTTCATCAATGCCGACATAATCTCGTTACTCGGAGAAGTCCTAGCTAGTGTGATAGTAATCGTTCCTGATCTGTTAGAAGTCCTAGCTCTACTCACAAAGCCATCAGCACCAACATGCTTGTTATAGAGCTGTTCGTCTAAAGCCACCTCGATAAATGCGCCATCTGTAAAACCACTAACCGTTTGCCCTGCTACCTGTATAGAGTAATCGCTTGGACTATATGTATATACTGCGCTCATGTATTAAACTCCCTTAAATTTGAAAGCTACCTTGAATAGATACTTTATGAACAGCACCCGTAAATGTCCCATAAAACTTAACGTTGTTATAAATACGAGCTACCCTATCACTCGCAGATTGCTCACTAGCAGGCGGTACGCTAACACTATAGTCATCTGCAATGATGCCATTTGCTACTGCTGATGCTAGTCGCCCTCTAATTGCTGCCTCAATTACTGCATCGCCACCGATATAAGGGATTTTTCCAGCGTTCGCTAGAGTCGCCACCAAGTCTTCGCTTAGTCTGTATCTAATCCAGTCAGTCCCTCTTATGATATCTATGTAGACACCAGGATAACTCACTGCACCGTCGAAAGTAACACTATTGCCGCCAACGCTTGTGTAGTATGTTGCATTTTTTTGCTCTAAGTAGCCTCGCTCCACTGCTGTAGTATTATCAGCAGGAATACCGCTTAAAGTTTTCCATGCCCATGAAATACTACCAGGGTCTTGTGGCAAGCAAAGCCCAGCCCATGCTACCTCCGGCTTAACTGTAGTAGTAGCTCCGCTATGATAAAATAGAGCAGTTCTATCGTAGCTAAGTCCAAGAAGATCACTTGCAAGATCACTTGTGCCACTAGCTTTAATGTCACTATCTGCACTAGAAGCTAAAAAGATCTTATCAAGAGTCTGTACATATGCTGCCATTGCTGCAATATCTGCTTTCGTCACGCTAGCAATTGCAATTGCATAAAAATCAGAGTTTAAAGCAAGGATAGCTTGCAGAGCTTGAACATAAGTTTCTGCTGCACCTTTAGTTCCGATATATAAACGACTAGGCTTTTGAGTTTGCCCAAAATATAACTGCGCTGCCTTGTATTCTGGAGTAGTATCTGCAAAGACAGATTCCACATCTGCTAAGCTTGCATAACTATCTATGATACCCGATTGACTACCAGTAGTCGGCCCAATAAATAGCAAGCTTCCAAAACCTAC